GCTGCCGCCCACCTGAACCCGGTTGCAGCATCGGTTCTCCATCCAGTGCTCGATCAGGTAGCGGCCATCGCTCAGGCGCTCATAGGTCGGCCACACCAACCGCGTGATGCGCGATGTGCTGGGCGGCTTGCGCTGGCCAGCCAGCGGCACGACCTTGCCGAAGAATGCGGGGTTGAGTGCCTGGGTCATTTGATCACCCGCACTTCCCGACCCAGCAGAGCCTTCATCAAGTGGCGCTTGATCTTGAATTCAGGGGTCTCCACGCCCTTCACGTCTTCGATCACCTCAATGCCCTGCTCCAGGTACACGAAGTCAGCGATGTAGCGAATGGCGGGCCGGGCGCGCGCAGCGCCAGCAAACTTGACCGATGGAACCATCTCGAACACCACCTGGCGGCGCAGATCGCTGATGTGGCCGCCACGCTGCAGCATCTGCAGGTGTGACCAGCGGTGGAGCTCGGCCAAGCTATCGAACTTGCCGCCATCCGCTGCAGTGATCTTCCTGTTGCCATACTTGGAGCCTGGGGTCCTGGGAACCAGCTTCAGGGCGTGCCCTGTCAACTTCATGCCCTTGCTCATGCCTGAACCTTTCCGCGCTGGCTTTCCCAGTCGAAGGGAATGGCCTCCCCGCCGTCTTCACGCAGACGATCAAAGATGCGGTCACCCAGGTAGGCCCGAACCTCGTCGACACCAAAGTTCGACAGCAGCAGGGTGGGTCGGCGCTTCTCATAGCGCTCGTTGAGCACATCGAACAGGATCAGCTTTTCGGCTTCGCTGCCGAACTGCACACCCACCTCATCCAGAATCAACAGGTCGGGGAACACCAGGGCGGCCACGGCCTGGGCCTCGGTCTTGTCAGCGCCACGGCTCCATGTGTCCTTGACGCTGCGCACCGCGCGCATCACCGTGGTGAAAAGCACAGGGCGACCATCGCGGCGCATCAGGCGCAGCGCAATGCCGGCGGCCAAATGCGTTTTGCCGGTGCCCACGTTGCCCACAAACAGCGCGCTGCGGCCGGTCTTGATCACCTCCGCGAAGCCATCCGCGTAAGCCGTCGCGAAAGCAAGTGCATGCTCCTGCTCCGGAGTGCTGGCCACAAAGTTGTTCAGCGTGCGGTCAGTGAAGCGAGGGGGAATGCAGGACTCTCCCAGTCGCTGCTCCCAAGCGGCCTTGCGCGCCTGGTGCTCCCGAGCATCCTGCTCCGCCTTTTCCTTGGCTGCAGCATCAGCGGCGCAGCCTGGGCACTTCGACCAGATGCGGCCGATGAAGTTGATGGACTCAAAGGCGCCATGGGTCTCGCAGACCTGCTGGCGGGGCTCGGCGCGCGGCATGCTGGCCAGACTTGAAAGGCTGGTGGTCATCACAGTTTCCCTCCGGAGTAGGTGCGGGCTGAAAAACCTTCTGGAGCTGGCGGGCGGCGGGCCAGCGCTGGGCGGCCGGGGGTCAGCTGGCGCTGGGCGAACTTGGCAGAGTTGCGCAGCCAGGTGCGAAATGCAGCTTGCCAGTCCTTGAAGGTGGAACCGTTGGCCATGTGATGGTCCTCAAACGCCTCCAGCTCGGCAGTCACAACCAGGCCCAGCTCACCGGCCAGTCGATCAGCGGTTTCGTTCGGCTCGAAGCCGTCAGGCAAAGCAGTTGCGCGGCCCGTTTGGTTTTTTTCGTCAGAACCAACGATTCCTGATGGTTCATTGATGGTTCTATGACGGTTATTTGCGGGTGCAACCGGTTGCACCCTTTCCTGCTCTGGATTGCGCCCTTTAGTGCTGTCATTTGCACCCTTTGCGTCGTCAGTTGCACCCTTTTCTAACGGTGCAATTTCTGCACCCTTTATCCAGTCGAGGGAAATGCGGTATTCCGAGTGCATGCTGCGCCCGCCGTTGCCGGCATTGACCAGGATCAGCCAGCCGGATTCCTGCATGCGGCGCAGCTGGTACTGGACGGAGCGCTCAGACTGGCGAGTCTTCTCGGCCAGAGCCTTGATGCTCGGATACACCCGGGTTCCGTCATCGCTGGCATGGTCGGCCAGCGCCAGCGCCAGGAGCATCTCTCCGCCGCCATTGGGATAGCGCTCGAAAACAGCGTTCATCACTTTGATGCTCATGCCGTCACCTCGCTGCTCTGCTTCAGGCGCACCTGGTGCTGGCTCCACAGGCCGGCGATCCACTCCACCCCCTTGGCTGTGAACTTGGCTTGTGCATAAGCATGCTCATTGCGCGGCGCCGTGCCGGTCTTCACCTTGAACCGACCTGCCGTCAGATGCTCTGCATGGGGTGTCATCTTCCCGGCCAGGCGGTACATGATCTTGGCCCGCGCCAGGAACTCGCTGAATTCATGTTCATTGGCACCAAGCAGCTTGCAGACCTCGCGGAAGCCCTTCTCGCCGCTTGTGGCTGCGACGTAGCGATCAACAAAGGCCACCTTCGGTGCGGCCAGCGCCAGCTGCTCCTGCTGGGCTTCTATCTGCTCTGCCTGCTCTGCAGCCAAGCGCAGCGCCTGGGCCATGGTCTGAGGCAGCTTGGGGGCCTGCTGGGCCTCCAGCTCCTGCCAGCGCTTGACCACCTTCATGCGCGCCACCGGGTCATATCCCAGAAGCAGAGTCAGGCTGGTGTCCTTGTCCAACTCATACTGGGGATAGCTCTGCTCGTTCTCGCCCACGTAAGTGCTTGAAAAACAAACAGAACGCAATTCTGCGTTTTGCTGCAACGCGTCCATCATGCTGCGGATGTCGCGCATCACGTCGGCATGGCGCTTGCCCGTCAGTTCCGCAATGTCGCGGCTGCTCATGGTCAGAGCCGTGGAGGTGGTGATGGCATTCATCATGACTCTCCCCGTTCGCCTGCTGGCTTTCCTGCGGCGTTCACAGCACGGGCGGCCTGGAGAAGCTTGCGCAGCACCTCTTGGGCCTCCGCAACTTCCTTTTCAATCACCCGCAGTTCGTTATCCGAAATCACACCGTCCTGCATGGCGTCAATCACGGCACTGGTGACGTGGGAGGTTTCCACCACCAGCTTGGAAACCTTCGCAACTGGGCTCGGGGTCTCTGACGGAGCGTCTGTGACCAGTTCAAAGCGGCCGCCGCACTCTTGCGCCACCATCGCTGCATAGTCATAGCAGTGGGGGCGGCCCTCTTCGCAGGCAATGCGGGCAATGGTCAGCGCATCCACCGCACCCAGCTTGTGAGAGGCCGCACCGGACAGCTCTTTGCGCAGAACCTCGCCAGTCTTGCCAATACGTACGGCCACCACTTCGCGGCCGCCAGGATAGTTGTCTACGCCACGGCGCAGGGCATCAAGTGTGCTCATGTCCGGTTCTCCAGAAAAAGGACGTTGCGGGCTGGGCCGCGGGGAAAGACACTGGCTGCATGGAAATAAATGCACGCCAAGAAATGAGGAAAAGCGCCTGTCATCGGGCCTGGGCTGGCTTGGTGTGCGCAAAGGGTGCGGCAGCCAACGCAGCCGCCTCTCTATCCCTGGCGCGACCACGCTTCAAAGTGGCGAACAGTCGAGATGCGCGCCACTCGCGCCGCGCTTTCATGCGCTTGACGGATTCAGGGATGGGGCCGCCGAAGCGATACCTTTCAGTCATGGGCAGCCCTCCTTGATGGTCTTGGACGGCTGCGCCAGCTCCCTGGCGGTGCGCAGGTATGCCCAGTCAACATCAGGGCGCAGGTCCTCGCAACGGATAGCGCCGCCAGATTCGCGGTCCAAGTTGATGCAAAGGCTCTCGCCAAGGCGCTGACCCTTGCTGATTGCCTTGCGCAAGTAGCCCTCAGACGTTTGGCATCGCGTTGCAAGACTCAGACGATCAGCCTTTTGCAGGCTGTTTAGGTAGGCGAGTAGTTTTTCCATACCCATATATTACCCATAGGTAAGGCATCAATCAATACCCATGGGTCATTTACTTACAGGTAATCGTTTGCTGGAATCTATGGATGGATATGTACGAACAGCGGCGTAACGCGCTGCAGAGACTTGTTGACTCTCTTGGCCGTGGCGGCATTGCCAGCATTGCTCAGAAAATTGGCAAGGATGCGAGCTATGTGTCTCGAATGCTTTACCCCGCCGACAAGAATGGCTCCAAGCGGATAGGCGAAGACACCGCAGTGCTCTTGCAGGGCGCTTTCCCTACTTTTTTTATCGGTGAACTCGCCCTCTTGGGAGGGGGCGCCACGCCCTTCGGTCATGAAGCCGCATCCTCTCCCTATGAGGCGCCAGCCGCCAATGGGGAGGGGCGCGACCTGATCATCACCCAGTACGACGTAGGCGGCGCGATGGGCAATGGTGGAAAGCTGATCCTTGAGGCAGAACAGCCTGGTGTGATCAAGAGCTGGCGGGTCGACCAAGATTGGCTGCGCCTGAATGTGCCGACCTACACCAGTGTCGGCAATCTGTGCATCGTTACCGGATTCGGGCCTTCAATGAAGCCCATCTTCAACCCCGGCGACCCACTACTCATGGATCGCGGAGTGAATCATGTAGATCACGAGGGGATCTACTTTTTCCGCATTGGAGATGAAGGGTTCATCAAGATCATCCAGCGCGTACCCAACTTTGATAAGCCAGGGTTCGTGCTGCGCATCATTTCGAAGAACAAAGACGATTTTCCGCCATACGACATTTCATCGAAGCACCCCGACTTCCATGTGATTGGGAAAATTTTGACCGTATGGCGTAGCGAGCAGTATTGATACAAAAAAGGAGTGAGGGATTATGAAATTCATGGGTGTTATGTCGATCATTGGCTCAATCCTGGGCGGCATTGTTCTACTTTTGGGATTCATGGGCGCAAAGAGCGCTCCTCAGGAAGCCGCTTCGGCAGCTCTAGCCATCGCCCTGGCCGTAATCCCCTACGTCTTTTTCCGGGCCCTTCAACTCTCCAAACAGTCCGAGGACACGCAGGCGATGCGTGATGCGCTTGAAGCAATCAACCGCCGCGACGAATCCAATCGCCACTGATTTAAGAAAACAGAAAAGTAATGATCAAATCTCTGCTTGTGGCATCTTTATTTGCAGCTTCTGTTGCTGGATGCTCTAAAAGCGAAAATAAAGAACCAGTAAATTTTCCCGCAACTCCGCCAGTTGAAGAGGTCAAAAAAATTACAAGTGAAGAATGGAGGAAGGCGTTTCTTTCAACATTCAAGGAATCGGACAGAAAAACAGATGACAGTGGAATCACTGAATACTACGCATGCTTTGACTCTAGCGCAGAAACAAGTAGGTGTCCTGATAATTATTCAAGCCGCAGGGATGGATTCAAGAAAGTTGACTACTTGACCCCCCTCACAACGTCATTTCTTGGGATCGCAGACTTAAAAACAATGGTCAGCATGTATGCCGCAGCCGTGGAATGCGATGCTGTGCATGCAGTCTTGAAGCCAAGCTTCAACGGGAGGAATGGGTGGCTCTTTCTAAATAAAGTCTCATTCATGGCTGATGGCGAGGTCGTTTTTGAAAAATCCGCCGATTTCAATGATGTTAAACGTGACAACAAAAATCGTTGGGTCCATGAGCATTGGACATTTATTGTAGATACCGAAGACCAGCAGAGACTACTGAAGTTTGCAAATGCTCAAAATAAAATAATTCGACTTACAGGAGATAAAGGCTACGTAACCATAGAAAAGCAAGAGTTGAATGCCTTCACAAAAGACATCAAGAGCTTGGTTGAGAACACAAAGAAAATGAATGATGCGATTGCCGCTGCCGGTGGCCCGGCATGCGAAAAAAAGCTCTGACCATGACTCCTAGCGACAAGCAATTCATTGAGCAGCGCCTGGCCAGTGTGACAGAAGACATCAATGCACTACTGACGCTCTGCAGCGGCCGTCAAAAGTTCTCACCAGGGGATAAGGAGCAGGTTCGCTACGAATACAGCAACCTCAAGTCAAAACTGAGCGGTCTGGCGATCCACGTGTTTGAGAGCGAGCATGGCAGAAGCTTCTGTCATTCAGCAGGCTTAGGCGTGGCGGCCGCTTTGTCGGCCAAGGCCAGTGACTCGCCACCTGAATTGACACGCTCTCTGGAGAGAGCCCAGTCAGAGGTGTCGTACTGGGTGCACACGCTATCAAAATGAAGCGTGTGTACCCTCCGAATCCAATAGTCGCGCTGATCTTCTGGGAATAGGCTTGCATCCGCCTCGGATAGCCAGGTGAGCGCAGCAAAAACCCCGCTGCGTACCGCGTGTCGCTGGTCTTCTGGGTCAGTAGCAAGGGCGCCGTCCAGCGTCCATAGAAGGCAGTCCAGTTTACTCAGCGCCAGCCTCAGCTGGAACTTAGGAGACTCGCGAAGCGCCTTGGCCGCCCTCTTAAGTGCCTCGACATCGCCCGCATCAGCGGGCTTTTTTTCGTCTGTGTGGTGTGTGGTCATGAAGAAATATTACCTCACTTCGAAAAATAAATTACCCATGGGTATTGCATCAATTATTACCCAAGGGTAAGATACCTCATCGCCGCAACAAACCGCAGCGATGGGTGCCAAGCGATCGAGCCGCGTGCCACGGGTCTTTAAAAAGCCAACGAGGAAATGGCCGGGCGCAGTGATCAACAGCGTCTAGCGCGGGTTAAACCCGTCCCCAAGCCGAGCGAGTCGGTACACGGGGCAAGCAGTCCGGGCATGTGGGTTCACTCCTGCATGTTCACGCCGAGAGGGGACTGCACGCGGAAAGAAGTGCAACGCGTGAGACCAGAGCACTGCTGAATCGATGCCAGCGAAAGCATCCCAACCAAGCAGCCGCGCGCTGCGAAGGAGAACGCATGCGAGACAAATAGGCCGGACAGCCCGGCCCAGCAACTGCGGAAGCAGCGTTAGAGCCGCACGAAAGCCGGCACGGGATCAAAGTTGGCCGATGGTTTGAGGAGTCGCCCGCCCTCTTACACCAGATGACGCCACCACACGCATATGACTGCGCAAGCAGCGCCAGCCCCTGAGCGAGATCAGGGGCAAAGCAAAAGCAGCTTCCAACAGGAGGCTGTTTCTGTTTTTACAAGGAGAAAGCCATGTGCGAATGCAAAGAAGACATCGAAAGGCGCGTGCTGGAGAAATTCAAGCAGGAGCACCCGGACGCGACCGGCCACGAAGCCGAAATGGGCGGCTACGCCATCGTGTTCGGCAAGGGTGGCGGCTTGCGACCTGCCGCGCGCGTCGACCTGACGGCCAAGGGATTCACCAAGACTGGAAAGGACAAGGCAATCCGCAGCAAGGTTTCCATACTGGCCACGTTCTGCCCGTACTGCGGTGAGAAGTTTGTAAAGGACTGAAGGAGTTTCAAAAATGTGAGCGATTCGCCTGCATGCGGCATGCATGTGCCTTCCCCCGCAGGGCTTTAGCGGGGCCATCACACATGCGGTCGGTGAGCGGGGAAAAGCAGCGGAATACAAGCAAGGCTGCATTTCCGGCTGCATCTGTGATGGTGCCGGGGGTCGGCTCCCCGGTTCTTACAAACCAGGCCTGCAAGGCCCGGCTGGAATACTGCAAGAGGGTAATTGCGCCGGCCACAGGCGCCCATCATGAACACCCCGGGAAAGTAGCGGGGGCTATCTGGCGTGACTGCGAAAGCAGCGCCGGCCAAGTGAAATCGGGCAAATCAGAGCATCTTGATGAGGATGCTGCGGTTTGTTACATGTCAAACGACAGGGGATTCAAACATGATGGCAAACTTAGAAGTTGCCAAAACAAAAAGGACCAGCGATAGCTGGTCCCTAAGTTAGGTAACTTCCCCTGATTGCCACTTGTCTTGGCGGACAGCAATCAGTTTTTAGTGTGTCGGCGATTATAACTGCTTTATTCTAGATATGGCATGAAATTCGCTGATGCATAGGCACAACCTTAGGAGGTATCGCCTATGGCCATCAAGAAAGCTAAGAAGCAAAGCAACTCTGTACACCTCGTGGAGGTGGAAAGCGAGCTTCGAGTTGACTCACGCATCCTTGCTGACAAGCTCCAGAACCAGCACAAGAACGTAATTGAGCTGGTTGATCGGTATGCAGAGCAGTTCAAACGGTTCGGGGTTCTTACGTTTGAAACGGAGAAACCCAACTCTTCAGCAGGAGGGCGGCCAGAGCGATTTGCGCTTCTGAACGAGGATCAGAGCTATTTCTTGCTATCGCTGTCACGCAACACAGACCATGTGGTGGAGCTCAAGGCCAACTTGGTCGCAGCGTTCAGCGAAGCTCGAAAGCCGCGCGGAGCAGAAGAGGAATATCTTCCTACCTACCGAGCGCTGCACGACAAAGTGCACAGCCTGGCAGCCCAATCAAGCAATGCCAAGTTCGTTCATATGAATGTCAACAAGCTGATTAACAAAACAGTTGGTGTTGAAGCGGGTGGGCGCCATGGCCTACCCGTTCCCCGCAAGTCATTGATGGTAGTTGCGCAGGCAGCAGCCACCCATGCGATGGCCTCTGCCAAAGACCACCACGACGGATATCAAATGGCGAAAAGTGCAATGCAGCTGCTGCAACCTGTTGCTCAACAGCTATCAGGTCAAGCTCAAATCCAGCTTGGCAGCTAATCGCTCGTCTTGCTAAGCCCCTCTAAAAGCCACCCTCGGAGGTGGCTTTTTTGCGCCATGGTTTCAGAGGGCCATCCGGCGTGACCACTCGAGCAGGTACGGCAGCTCAGGAATTCGCCTGAGCTGCCGGCAGTTAGGAGCACGGCGCGGCATCCGCGGCGTGGCGAGAGTGGTCACACCAGATGGCACGCCACCAGTTTTAGGTAAGCCGAACTCCTATTGTTTGCCTGAAAAGCGTCAAGCAGAATTCGACCCCATCTACCTGTTACGCCGGGCCTGGGATATCTCCCCCCCCTCCCTTTCTGACCTCTCCCCAGGCATGACCCGAAAGGGTCACCGGCTCTTTCTTCAAGCCCGCGGCAATCGCTTGCGGGCTTTTTCTTCGACCACAGGAGACTCCATGCATTCGACACCCACCACTACCCCAACGACAAAGCTGCTGATGGCATTGCAATGGGCACTTACCGGCTTCGGCCTCTTCTGCCTGGTCGGCGCGGTCGTGGTGATGGCCCTCACGCCCGAAGCATGGCCCGTCTGAAAAATCAATTTTGATAGCGGCTCGCGCCTGCCGCATAAGCACCAAGGAGTGAAACGATGACAAAGCTACTTGAAGCCCTGATCTTGATCGTTGCCCTCTGCATGGGTCTGGCCTGGCTTGCTGTGCCGGATGTTCAAGCGGATGAACCCCAGACCATCGCCCAGAGCCTGCGCGACGAGTTCGCCTGCCCAGGCATGCATGCCGAGTGGCTGGACGACAAGACCGTGCAATGCCTTAAAGAGCTGCCGTGATTACGTGGCTCGCCTCCGTCCAATCCGCCACCTCTGAGGTGGCCTTCTCTTTTCTGGAGTCCTGATGTTCAAGAACATGATTGTTTATCGCATTGCCGAGAGCTGGCAGGGCGATCTGCAGCTGCTGGAAGATGCGCTGCAAAAGACGGTGTTTGAGGAGTGCGGCGCCACGCAGGAGCGCTCCGTGGGCTGGGTGCCACCGCGCGGTGAGGCTCATGGCCCGCTGGTTGAGTCCGTGGCCGGTCAATGGGTCATGCGCTTCATGACAGAGGCCAAGGTGCTGCCGGCCAGTGTGCTGAATCGCAAGGTCAACGAGAAGGCCGAGCAAATCGAAAAGGCCGAAGGCCGCAAGCCCGGCAAGAAGGAGAAGAAGGAGCTCAAGGACGAAGCAAAGCTCGACCTGCTGCCCATGGCCTTCACCAAGCAAGGCAGCATGTGGGTCTGGATCGACCCGCAGGCCCGCACCCTGGTGCTGGATACCAGCGCCCAGGGCCGCGCCGACGAGGTGGTGACGCTGCTGGTCGAAGGCCTGCCCGGCTTCGCCCTGGCACTGCTGGACACACAGACCAGCCCACAGGCCGCCATGGCGCATTGGCTGATGACACAGGAGCCGCCCGCCTGCTTCACAGCCGACCGCGAGACAGAGCTGAAAGCCTGCGACGAATCAAAGGCCGTGGTGCGCTACGCCCGCCACCCGCTGGATATTGATGAGGTGCGGCAGCACATCGAGCACGGAAAGCTGCCCACCAAGCTGGCCATGACCTGGGACGACCGGGTGAGCTTCGTGCTGACCGAAGGCCTGCAACTCAAGAACATCACGCTGCTGGATGCGGTCATGGACGGCAACAGCAAGGATGACAGCGGCTTTGATACCGATGTGGCGATTGCCACCGGCGAGCTCTCCCGCCTGATCCCCGATCTGATCGAAGCACTAGGCGGTGAAGGTCGAACCGGCCTGGGCGACCTGCCTGCCTCGCTGGCTACCAGCGCCAGCACGACCGGCCCGAAGGCCGCGCCAGCTGACACATCCCCGGGCGAAAGCCCGTTCTAGCCGCTCACTCTTCAATCCACTGCCCGCCATACCGCGGGCTTTTTCTTTGGAGACTCCCATGAGTCTGACTTTCGTGAATCACAACGGCGACCCCATCACCGATTCCCGCATGGCCGCCATGCGAGCCCAAGGAATGGAGCTCGAGCGCCTGCGCCGCCTGGCTGCCAAGGCGGATGCGGTGTCCGTTCACAAGGGCTGGCGCGTCTCAGGTATCAAGCCTGGAATGCTGGATGAGGCAAAGCAGGCGCACGAACGGCTCTGCCAGATGGCGCAGAAGGCGGGCGGCAAGCCGCCGGAGCCCTTTGATGAAGGTGCATGGCTTCGCACCGCCAAGCGCACTGCAGTGCGCAGCAAGCCCTACCCCTTCAAGAAGCCGCTCAGCTTTGCAAGGAGTTGGCTATCAAGACGGGCTGGCTTGATGTGCAGCTCCAAGAAATCAAGAAGACTGTCGCTTGAATAGTTTTAGTCAGGAAGAGCCTCTGGTGCCGCTGCTGGAGGCTTTTGCATCAGTCATCGTCGTCAAAGTCGTACAGCTCCTGAGGTGATGGGCAAATGGCCTTGGAGCCGGCTATCTTTTCCAACATTCTCAACGCTCCGGTCAAGTAGTTGCTCGCACTGTCTTGGGTTGCAGCCCACTCCCCCGACTTTTCAATAATCGCCTTGTCTGGCGTTGCCCACTGCCGTGGATCGAAACGCAATATCTCGGCACGAAGGGAGTGCAAAGAACCCAGGGCACTCGAAATTCTGAATCCCACGACCTCGGGAAGCATCAGCAGCGACTCTGGAGCGAGCGACACCAGTGCAGAGTGTCTTTCGAAGTGTTCTGCCCAATCCCTGGCTCTCTGCAGGAACTCTTGAGCCTCCTTGGCGGTGCTCGATTTATCGACAGTGAAATAGGTGAGCATTGCCGAAGCTTTGAGTTCGGACTGAAAGCTCTGCAGAACGGGCAAAACATAAAGCGCGTGAATGCGCTGGAGATGAGCATCCCTTTTTCTGCGCTCTGTATTTGCTCTGGAGGCAAGAACAAGAGCTACCCATACAGCGCCGATTGTGCCGACGGCAGACGCCAAGGAGATCCACTCCGTCTTGGCCATGCACATCGGCCAAATATTCCAGTAGAACAGGCAGTACTCCTGCGCCGGATTAGTCGCGGCAACTGCTTTGCCGATCCCCTCTATTACCTGATCTGCGTTCATGCGCTCCTCCTGGGGCGCAATCCTACCGTTTCACCTGCCCGCCACTGAGCGGGCTTTTTGCTTTCTGGAGCCCTATGCGACTCAACATCGACAGCGATCAGGATGCCAAGCTAGCCAAGCTGCTCGAGAAGACCTCTCTCAGAATGCACTCGAAGCCTGAGATGCTGCGCCACCTGCCTGACGGAACTATTCAGCTGAGCTGCCCGCTTCCTGATGGGTACAAGCCAGAAATGAACCCATGGGCCAAAGAGTTACGAGCTCGCATCGATGCAGGCTGGCGGATTTTTGAGATCAACGAGTGCTCCAAAAGCGTCAGTGGCGGCTGGATGGCCTCATGCATACCGCCACCCCTCTACCGAATTTTTCTCTCTGCCTGGCTGAATCAACCCGAGCCGCTACCTCTTGGGCAGCTTGAGCTGTTTCCCGCATGACCACCAACACCCCAGCCCGCCGCCGCGGGCTTTTCTCATTCTGGGAGCCACCCTCATGAAGCAACCTATCAAGATGACCCCCGGCGACGATACGCACCTGTCGATGCTCATGGCGCCATGCAATCTGAACTTCTTCGTCGGCAAAGACCGCGAAGACCTGCTTGCATATGGCCGCGCCGCATTTGAGGCTGGCAAGGCCGGCCAGTGCCTGCACCAGATTCAGGAGCCAGAAGCTGACATCTGGCCTTGCGTCAATATCGATGTTGACGCGAGCGGGAAGATCACCAACGCCAAGCTGTATTCACCTGGGCTGCCCGCTGGAAATCACGATGTCTATCCAGTTCGTGTCCCATACATGGATGAGCACACTGAAGCATGGCGTGCGTGCGTTGATGAGCTTGAAAAAGCTGTGCCTGGGTTCATGAGCCTGGGCAACATGAACGGTATCGAATGCGCTGTTGCTGCCATCCGAGGACTTTCGGAGCGCGCAAAGCACCAAGAGCTAGCCGCAGCAGAACAAGCTGCATGGCATGCTGGCCTGGACGAAGGCCGGGCACAGGCAGCGCCCGCAGCCGTGGCAGTGCCTGATGAGCTGATTCGCGCAGCCAAGCAGGCGCTCGCATGTATGGATGGATTGCAGCAACACCTGGGCCGCGCCGTTTGCCAAGTCGAAGCTGATGCACTTCGCGCCGCGCTCGCCGCCACCCCGGCAGCAGCCGCGACAGTGGTGCTGCCTGAGCCATGGGGGTATTTAGTCGAAGGCCGAATATTCATCGGGCGACTACTGCCGCAACATGTGAATTCAATGGTGGAGTCAGAGGGGTTTCAGCCAATCAAGCTATTCACAGAGCAGCAATTGCGCGCCCTGCTGGCTACTGCTACCGGACTTCCCGCGCAGGCGGTGGAGAAGAGCGCTCTGATTTCAGAGGTCGAGGATCGAATCAAGTATTCGCATGCGAGGCTTGGCCACTCCGAACGATTCACTGAGCTGAAAGTTCTGACAGCGAACTCAATCATCGCCGCGCTGAAAGCTGCACCCCAGGCGCAGGCAGACGCGCGGGATGCGGGAAAGCTGCATTTCTGGGTAGCAGATGATCCAGATACGGCGCATGAAAACCTGCATGAAGCAGTCATGGAGGCCTTCGAGACAAACGGCGTCCAACCAGGTGGATTTGTCGAGATACAGCGCGAGATCAGTTTGCCCAACATCCTCGTGCGCATCACATCGACCAATCCGTTTGCGTTTGAAGAAGTGCCTGACGCCGCTATCGCGGCAGCAAAGGGGGAGTGATGCAGCACATCGTCTGCTATTCAGGCGGCCACAGCTCCGCCCTGGTGGCGCTTGAGGTTGCGCAACGCTATAGCACTAAGAATCTAGTGTTGCTGAACCACGACATGCATTTCAGCGTGGAGCATGCCGACATCAAGCGCTTCAAGCGCGATGTGGCCGAGCACCTGGGCGCGCCGCTGACGTTCTCCAGTCGGCGCAATGCCACACAAGACCAGTTCGACGTGTGCGTGGAGGCCGGAGCCTTCAAGGTAAACAACGGGCAGGAGCTGTGCACCGCGCGGCTCAAGACCGAGCCATTCATGGAGTGGCTGGCCTCGAACGCATCTCAGGATGACAGCACCATCTATTACGGCTTCGATGCCAACGAGCAAGACCGCATCCAGCGCCGCGCCGGGATCATGGGCGCGCAGGGCTGGAAGACGGACTACCCGCTGATCTGGATGAAGCGACAGCACGAGAGCACCGAGGCCTTGGGCATCCCGCGACCCTGCACCTACAGCGTCTTCAAGCACGGCAACTGCATCGGCTGTCTCAAGGCTGGCTGGCAGCACTGGTACATCGTCTATTGCACCCGCCAAGACATCTGGCTCAAGGCTAAGTGGGCAGAGGACGAGATAGGCCACGCCATTCACTGGGATGACGGCCAGCCTGTCTACCTTGAAGACATGGAGCCGAAATTCGCAGCGATGAAGGCCGCCGGCATCCCAGCGACTGAGCACATCCCGCATCAGCGGTTCTGGGCCCAGGCAAACAAGATCGTTCGGATCAACGCAATACAGGAGTCTCTGCCATGCGAATGCACGCACGGATAGCAGCGCAGCGCGCCGCCCAGGCAGCGCAAGGGGGTGAGTGAATGCAATACACACGCACTTTCAAGAAGCACTCCATCACAGTCGAGCGCGAGAGCCGAAAGGACAACTGGTACATCCGGGTGACGGCCCCTTGTGGATCGTATGCCTATGACGGCTGGTGGTCTGACTCTGCATCGAAGACCGCAAAGGAGGCTTTCGAGGAAGCCAAGCGCGGCGCGCAGCTCGATCCAAACAAGGAGGCGCGTCGGGTAGCCCAGTCAGCAGCCAAGGAAGGAGCGCAGCAAGGATGAGCAAAACAACTGCCACTCAACGACAGCGCCGAGCGCGTTCATTGGCAAGCATGTTGTACGACCCGTACATAGCAGGCTGCTTCACTGACTTTCATGGCGATCCGCGACAAGCGCCGAAACGCTGGAAGCGCCTGTGGGCGCGTCAATGGAAGTTCGTCAAGAAGGCGAATGTAGCGAATCGCCGTTATTGGCGGGCCGTGCGAGAGCAAGCCCAGGCGCAGAAAGGCCAAGCATGAGCACCCCTGACTCCAACATCAGGAAGTTCCCAGGGACTGAGCTGCCGGAGCAGACGCTAACAGCCTATAAGAACTGGCACAACTTCTGCGAACACAAAAAGATCTCCCTGGACGATCACAGCCGCACCGTGCGCTGCGCCGCCTGCGACCAGGTATTCGACCCATTCGACTTTCTGCAAAAGGAGGTCACTCGCTTGCAGCGCGCCTGGGAAGACCACAAGCATGTTCAAAAAAGCCTGAATGACCTCAGGGATGGAGTCGAGTCCTTGAAAAAGGAAGAGGCCCGCCTGAAGGCGCGCATTAGAACGGCCAAAGCCAAGGTGGCACCTGTGATTGACCTGAGGAACCGCGAACTATGAGCAAGCGAGCCCGCGATCGAGGCGACAAGCGCGACAGATGGCGCGAACCTATCAACCACCCCGAGCCCCGCCACTGAGCGGGGTTCTGCATTTAGGGAGTTACCCAATGAAAGAAACCGGCTTGATGTTCAAGGCGCCCTTGGTGTGCACCATCCTGAGCGGCCTGAAGACCCAGACGCGCCGCGCATTCAGTGAACACATGATGAAGCAGATGCGCGCCGCTGCTGCCATTGGCGAAGTGTCGAACTTTCTGGACGAGGGAAGCCTGCAGCCCAACGACCTTGCATATGTGCAGCAGTTTTCACCGGTAGGCCAGCCCGGCGACCGTATCTATGTGCGAGAGACATGGCAGCACGCCAACTTTCCGCTGGGGCCGTATCAGGAGGGAACGCCCGTGTTCTACCGGGCCGACTATCTGAATGACCCTCACGGGCCGGATGGGGAGAAGTCGCCAGAGGGCAAGTATCGCCATTGGAGCCCTGCAATTCACATGCCGAAAGCTGCAGCACGCATCTGGCTGGAAGTCGCCGGCGTGCGCGTGGAGCGCCTGCAGTCCATCAGCGAGGAAGATGCCAAGGCAGAAGGGGCGTGGCCGGACCAGTCCATCGTTGGCACCACGGCTGACTATTTCAAATGCTCCCATTTCGCGGTCCACCCTTCTCTGGCATTCCGCATGCTTTGGGAATCCACCGGCGGTGATTGGGCCGCGAATCCCTGGGTCTGGGTGATCGACTTCAAGCGCATCGAGAAACCGCGATGACCAGCGCCAGCACTGTGGGCCTGCCAGAAGACAAGGCCTACATAGCCCACCACTTCAACTGCCCTACCTGCTGCGCCGCCGGCCGATCCGCTGGCAAGCAGGCGCGCTGCGCCGCTGGCGTGCAGCTCTGGGACGCATACCGCGCAGTCATTCGCGCCCGAATCAGGGCCGAGCGCGCAGCTACTGCAACCAACTCTGAAAGAATACGATGAATACTTCTATGAATAGCGTGCCTGAGACGATGTACCGCGAAAAGCAGGTGTTGGCTCAGTTTGCACCGGTGCACCGCACCACCTGGTGGCGCTGGGTTAGAGCAGGCATTGCACCGCCGGCCGTAACCATTGGCCTGCGGGCTAAGGCTTGGCGGCAGTCTGATCTGCAGCGCTGGCAACAGGGTCAGCGTGGTGACTGGAATCCAGATAATCAGCCCAATCCTGCATGAGCGGCCGACGACGCTCAAGCGCATCGCTACGTCGATACGCCGCCTCTGTCTGGTTGCCAACGGTATGGGCCAGGGCAGTTTCAACAACATCCCGTGGATACTCCGTATGGTCGCCGGCCCAATCTCGAAAGGTTGACCGGAAGCCATGCGGGACGTATTCAAGATCCTTGCGCCGCATGAGCGCCGTCATAGCCATATCGGCCAGCTGCCCGCCGCGTGGCGATGGGAACACCAAGTCAGTTCCCGCAATCCTGGGCATCCCCTTTAGCAGCGCCAGCGCCTGCCTGCTGAATGGCACCCGGTGCGTTACGCCGGCCTTCATCCGCTCACCTGGGACAGTCCACACGCCAGCGTCCAGATCGACCTCATCCCACGTCGCGCCGCGCACCTCGCCGGAGCGTGCGGCCGTGAGAATCGTGAAGCGCAGCGCCAGCGCCGACATCCCTGCAATTCCTTCCAGCTCGCGCATAAAGCTTGGCGCCAGAGGTATAGGCATGGCCGGATGGTGCCTACGCTTGCGCACCTTGTCCGGAGAAGGAAGTATCTTGTCCAGCACACCGCGCCAGCCGGCCGGGTTTATCCCGTCGCGCCCATCGCGCACCGCTGCATATCCCAACACCGACTCGATCCGCCCGCGCAGCCGGGTCGCTGTCTCTGTTTTGGTGCTCCATATCGGCTTGAGCACCTGCAGCACATCATCCACTCCAATTTCCCCGCACGCCTTATCCCCGATCAATGGGTAGGCATAGGTCTCCAGAGTTGCCGTCCATTGCGCCTTGTGCTTTTCATTCCGCCAGCCGTCGCGCTTTGATTCGACGTACTCGGTTGCGTCATCTCGGAATTTGCGTGCAACAACGACAATCGACTTCGGTTCGGGCAACGGAATCGGATTGACGCCGAGCCGCACCATTCGATTTTTGTCACGGGCGAGCTCACGGGCCTCAGACAAGGTCACATCCTCGAATCGCCCCAGGCCAATATCGCGGCGCTTGCCATCCACCATAATGCGATGGACCCATAGTCGCGTGCCCGCCTCGGTGACGCGCAGCTGCAGGCCGGCGGCCCCTCCAACTGGATACCGCCCAGGCTCTCGCAATTTGGCTACCGCCGCAGCGGTCAGCTCTTTGGCAAATTTCGGCATGCGGCCATTATGCCGCCCACATCCTGCCCACAAAAGCGCGACAACTTAAAGCGGCCAGTTTCAGCATATTGCAACAAGGCCTGCTGCATCAATCAATACAAATCAATCACTTAGCGATAATTTGCAGCGGCCTGCAACGATAGTGCGATACTCACAGCCTCCGCCAGGAATACTTCTAAGCCCCTGTTTTTAGGGGCTTTTTTATTTCCAACCACAAGCTTTCTACCATACCATCTACCATTAGATTTCTGATTGATCCGGTCCTGTTCAGACTGCATCGGACTGCAACTAGCAATCTTGTTTTTTCATTTCTAATTTTTTTCAACCACATATCACTGAGCTGAGGACAACTACAGATCCTCACCAACCAAACGTCACAAGCCCCTGTGTATCTGCGCAGGGGCTTTTTTGTTGTTGTGTATAGGAGATCACTTTGGAAATATCCATCCCCTCGCTTCTGTCTTGCCCCTTCTGTGATGGGGCGGAGGTCACTCCTCGAACGCCTGCCACCTATGCCTGCGCTTTGGTTGGGTGTGCTGTCGGTGCAGCTGGAGGCTTTCATGCCTCGAACAAAGGGCTATCAGTTGCCAGTCTCCCCAGCACTTCTATTGCTTCAGCAGGATTCGCATTCAGCGGCATTGCTGGTGCCGTGGTTGCTGCAATGACCGCCGCAGCCATTGGCTGTGATCTGGGTGCTAAAGCTGGTGCCAAGATTGATCTCGTGCTGTTTGATAACTATCGTTGCAGCGCATGCGGAAAGACTTTTAAGGTCTGAGTCGTTCAGTAGCGCAACGCTTCACATTCTTTTTATTGAATACGTCTCATTTATTAATTAAGGAGCAATTTCATGGCACACCTCGTTGAAACCATGGCCTACGCTGGCCAAACCCCTTGGCATGAACTTGGCAACGCTTTGCCTGCCAAACAAAGCATTGATGTCTGGGCACAAGCTGCAGGCATGGACTGGCGTATTCAGGAAACACCTGTGTGTTATCTCGCCTCCGATGGAAATACAGGCCTATCTGGTCTATATGCCGAGCCCAAAGAGTTTCCAGAACAAAAGGTGCTCTACCGCAGCGACACGCAGGCACCCCTGTCCGTAGTGGGCAGTCGCTACAACGTGGTTCAGCCCCGCGAGGTACTGGAGTTCTACCGCGACCTGACTGAAGTAGCTGGTTATGAGTTGGAAACTGCAGGCGTGCTCAAAGCTGGCCGCAAGTTCTGGGCATTGGCGCGCACTGGTAAATCTGTTGCGTTGAAAGGCAATGATGTGGTCAACGGCTATTTGTTGCTGGCTACGTCGTGTGATGGTTCTCTGGCTACGGTGGCCATGCCAACCACAGTGCGCGTGGTGTGCAACAACACACTGACGATTGCACTCAAGGATGGCGTAGGCTCCGTCAAAGTGCCCCACAGCACTACGTTCGACGCACAGGCAGTTAAACGCCAACTCGGTATCGCAGTTGGACAGTGGGACAGCTTTATGTACCGCATGAAGACGCTGGCCGAGCGTAAGGTCAAGACCCATGAGGCGATGAACTACTTCCTCAAGGTGATCTGCAATACAGACAGTCACTCTGATTTGTCAGTCGGCTTGACCAATGAGCGCGCTTTGAAGAAGGTGCAGATGCTTTATGAGGGCCATGGGCGAGGAGCAGAAATGCATGCAGCCAAAGACACGGCTTGGGGCTTGCTGTGCTCTGTGACCGAGTTCGTTGACCATGAAAAACAAGCACGTAGTCAAGACAACCGCCTAGACAGCGCTTGGTTTGGCCAAGGTGCTGCCATCAAGCAGCGCGCCTTGGATCACGCTTTGCAACTGGTGGCTTGACCATGCTGCCTCGTTTGCAACTCTGGCCGCATTGGCTGTTTCCGCTAGGTTTTCCTATCTACGTTACACCCCCACGAACCGCCTTCTGAGGCGGTTTTTTTATGCCCGCAATTTTTGCGGGCCAAGGAGATTTCTATGTCTGTTCATTTGTTGAGCAATGCCAAGTTGGATGTCCGTGAAACACCAGTGGAGCACCCCAGCCGCCCTCGCAAGGGCGCCGCTTTGCGCCTGGTATCGACCAAGGACATGGCTCGTGATGATTGGCTGGAAGTGCGTCGCACGGGAATTGGCAGCTCCGATGCTGCGACTGCCGTGGGCCTCAATCCTTACCAGTCTCAGCTGGAGTTATGGATGCAAAAGACGGGCAAGGCCGATATGTTGCCTGCTATTGATCCCAACGATGACACCAGCCCCATGTTCTGGGGGACGTTGCTGGAACCCATCGTGGCAGCCCACTACACCAAGCGCACCGGCAACAAGGTACGTAGGGTGAACGCTGTGCTGCAACACCCCAAGCATCCTTGGATGCTGGCCAATGTGGACCGTGAGGTGATGGGGTCTTCAGAGGTACAGATTCTGGAGTGCAAGACGGCTGGAATTCATGGTGCACGCCTTTGGAAGGATGGCGTGCCTGAGTACGTTCAGTTGCAGGTGATGCACCAGTTGGCCGTCACGGGCCACAAAGCCGCAGATGTGGCAGTGCTCATTGGGGGGCAGGAATTGCGCATCTTCCGTATCGAGCGTGACGAGGCGTTGATTACCCGTCTGATTGAGATGGAGCACGCATTCTGGCAGCTGGTGGAAAGCAACACACCGCCTGCCGGAGATGGCTCTGACAGTGCTGAGAAAGCGCTGCGCTGCCTCTATCCCAACAGTGGCGGTGAAGAAGTGGACATGAGTGACAACCCAGAGCTCAATGCCACGTTCGACGCCTTGCTGATTGCACGGGAGCAGCTTGATGCCGCTCAAAAGCAAGAAGCACGCCTGCGCCAAGCCATTCAGATCCACATGGGCGAAGCAGGCAAAGCCACGTTTGCCTGTGGTGGTAGCGTGACCTGGAGACGCAGCAAAGACGGGCAAGCCTTCGACACAGCGCAGTTCGTCAAAGACCATCCCGAGCTGTCCAAAGCCTACCTCACCACACGGCCTGGATCTCGGCGGTTTTGCGTGTATCCAGCTTGAGCTGACCATCCTTCCCACATCCATCCCCCTCTTGCTCCCTGTGGCCCATGCCACCGGGAGCTTTCTTTTTTTGGAGCAAAAC